GCCGCAGTGCAAGCCGAATACCGTCGAGGTCAAGCGCACGGCGACATCTATGTTAGCAAGTCCGAGATTAGACACGGGAGCATAGACAGTATGAGTAAAGAAGAGGTTGAGAAAGCACTGCTTGAGCTAAAGAATCAGTATGCCCCGGTTACTATCGACATCACCCCCGAGGAAATAGACAATGCCGACAACCGCGACAAAGCGAGAAGCCGCATTTTATCTACAAATGAAGACAGCGGCGAAGACCTCGAAATTAAGAAAGCTAGTCTTCACTAGAATAGAGTCAACCGCAGTGCCCGGAGTGCCGGACCTTTTAATATGCGACGAACGCGGTTTGTTCCATATGGTCGAGTTAAAATTTATTACGGGCAATGCTGTTAATCTTCGACCGCACCAAGTGAGTTGGCTAACCAAACACGGACGTAGCAGTAGTTGGATATTTATTAAAAAACAAAAGAACAATCTGGAAAAGTCTGAACTTCATATATATCGAGCAGATCAAGCCATCGACGTTAAATTGGACGGGATTAAAACCGAACCTGTTATGGTCCAGACGCAACCTTTTAACTGGTCGGACGTGTTTAGCTTGATTAGTCCGATGTAATCGCATACTATCGTATATCACAAACTTACGGAGATATGAAAATGTGGAAATGGATCAAGAGTTTCTTTTATAGCCCTTATGTACCGCCTGAACCTGTTGCCTTTAAGCCGAAGCCGCCGCCGACACCGAAGCCCAAGCCCAAGCCGAAGCCGAAGCCCAAGGTTGTTATTAAATCAACCGCCAAAGCTAAAACTAAGGCTAAAGCTAAACCCAAGCCCAAGCCCAAGTTAAAGGTGGTTAAATAATGTTTTTGATTGGATGGTTAGTTGAATTAATTTATGGAAAGGAAGCCGTTGAAGAATTTGAAAAGAAAAAAAAGCGGCCGCGAGTAAAACCAAAGCGCAACCGTAAAAGGTAAATGATTAGCCCGTTTAGTTGACGGGCTTTTTATTGTCCGGTAGTATGCGATAAATCCCATAACCCAAGGAATATGTAAAATGTCGAAAATATCAGAATTACAACATCGTTTAGTTAACGATATTCAAGTTTCTATCTTAAAAGCTAAAGCGGCCGATGATTTGGTTACTAGCCAACACCGGGAAAAACTCGACGCCATTGCACAACAATTAATCGATTTACGGCGTATTTTTGAACCACCGGGGAGTGATGACCGTGAATAGCCCGTTTAGTTGACGGCCTTTTTATTGTCAGGTAGTATGCGATAAATCTTATATAACTACGGAGTAAATTGAGATGGATTATTTAGCCGAACGTGAACAGTTAAAGGTGTTGATCGATAGTTTAGCGGTCGATAGAAAATTAGCCGTGTATCAATGGTCGCGGGATTGCGACCAATGCGAGGGCGATAGAATGGACCTTATCCCGGCCACTATAGTTGCCTATGAATCTTGGGAAAACAACATACAAGATTATGCCGAGGGCCCTTGCGTTACTCGACCTGTAAATATGAATGATTACAGTGACTTTGAAGCAAGCTTTCGAGACCGCCGCGCCGAACAGTATAATTATTAATGACTATTTTAGCGGACGGCACTATATACAGTGTGTTAGCTAATTTATTCTTTTGGTATCTAATTTTTAAACAGGATAAACAATCATGAAACTATTATCAGATAAAAAGTATTATATTATTGACGGCAAGACCGGTGACATCATAGGGACAACGAACGAAGAAGGTTGGTATCCCACCGCAGATAAACACACAATAGGCGGTTCAAAATACATTACAGAAATACTACTGCCAGAGGAGCGAGAGACAAGGACGCGGATATATAAAAACGAGGTTGAATCATGAAACTATTAAATGTTGGTGGTTCTAACACAAAAATAGCCAAGACAATCAAGCGGGGCGGAAACATACGCGTCGCTAGTCTGTCCTTAATGCCCGACCGCAAAATATGTGCGGGCAGTAAAGCGGCCGGATGCTTTGAAACTTGTTTAAAGTCTAGCGGACGCGGTGCGTTTAAAAACGTGGCAACTGCACGACAAAACAAAACAGACTTTTATTTATCCGACCGTTCCGGTTTCCTTTCTCAATTGCGGGCCGAGCTTACAAACTTTGACAAGCTATGCGCCAAACAAAATGTAACTGGTTGGGTCCGGTTGAATACTATTTCCGATATTGATTACGAAAACCATGGCATACCGCAAGCGTTTCCGGCGCTAAACTTTTACGACTACACCAAACGAGTCGACCGCATTGGCCGGACCCCGTCAAACTATAATCTAATATTTAGTTATAGCGGGCGGGACCAATACCAGAAGAGTGTTAATAGACGGCCGCGAGGTACTCCCATGGCGGTCGTATTCCGTAATGAGTTACCGCCAGTTTGGGACGGGCAGACTGTTATTGACGGCGATCTATCCGACATCGTTAACGTTAAAGCCGGCGGCGTGATAGTTGGATTACGTGCAAAGGGTAAAGCCAAGCGCGACCGGACGGGCTTTGTTGTGGACTCGGACATGATAGCAATCGGCGGATAGTTGCATTTAATATTGTACTCTCATATAATCCCATACAGCGGGATGGTCCCGCGCTTACTACGGAGTAATAAACAATGAAAGAATTAAGACAAATCGGATTTAAAGAGAAAATTGTATTAGCTGAATATGCCCATGACGAATTGCGTAATGAAATCGAACGACTCGAGGCGCACATTCGATCTAGTGCCGAGGATCAACGGGAGCTCAACACCGAGTGTGAGGGTTTACAGCATAGCGTACAGTCCTGTAACGCTGTTATTGTAAGATATGAGCAGGATAAAAAAACGCTTGGTGATGGTTTATATATGTTGGTTCGTGATGGCGTTGAGCAAGCAATGGCAGATCGGATGGATTTAGAAGAACCGGTCATGACTGAAGATGAGGTCGACGACCGTATAGATCGATGGTTTGATAGAAATTTCGACATATCCGACCATTTTGATATGTCAGATTTTACGGATGATATCGAGCAGATCGCGTTAAATGTTTATAACGACGAGTCCGACACTTCCGATATCAGCACCAAGGTCCGCGAGGTCATACAAGAAATGATTGCCGGCGGTGAAATTACTGTAAAAGTGGAGGTCAACTAATGAGCATTCAACCAGTAGGATTATTTGCCACACCGGACGACATGAAAGCATTACAGGATTATCTCGCATTGTTTCATGGTAGCGAGGCCATTGTCGCGAATACGTGCGCTTGGATGGCTTGGAATCTAGCGGCCAAATTAACCAACCCCGAGCCCTTTCCGCGTGAGCACGAAGAGGGTTATGACGACGACCAAGATCCAAGAGTTAATGGTGAATTGCCTTAATAGATCCGTAGTACTAGACCCCGCCACGGCGGGGTTTTTTTATGTCTGTTTGATTATAACTATATAGTCTTATATACTCGTATACAGCGGCGGGATAATCCCGTTGTACTACGGAGCAATAAACTATGTCACAAGCTATCGAGATTAAATATTTAGGACCAACCGACCACCAAGGCGCTAGACTTAAAGCAACCGCCGGCGCGGGATCTATTACAGTTGGTCGCGACTATGGCATCGACGCCGATACCCAAGCCCGCATTTTAGCGCGGGAATATATACAGAAACATTGGCCTCATTCTGTATTGCACGGATTCGGAACGCTTCCCAGTGGTAACTACTGCGCGGTGATTGTGCCCCGTGGATTATCTAGCCTATACACTGAGGACACCCCGCCATTAAAACCGGCGAATGCTGTAATCATCATCAAAGAGTTAGAAGCGTTAGCACCTAAACCCACATTCATTTCAAAAGAGTTAACCGGCGACGCGTTAGAGGATTATATAGAACGTCGATTCAATGGGGAGGGTACAGAATGAACAAGTCACAATGGGATAATCTGGTAAGAGTTGAAACCGAGCTTAATAATCTACGTTGGCATTTAAAGGTGGCGCAAGAGAGCGACGTCCCACCGTCTCATGATGTCGTTAACATGCACCTAATGCGAGCCATTAAACACCTAAGCGAGGCGACC